TTCTTTCCAAACATCACAAGTATCACATTCATCATTTTTCTCTGTATCTACTCCAAATACAAAACCATGAGGACATTTATTCTTTTTCTTTCTTCTTACAGGAGTTTCATCTTCTTCATCTTCCTCTTTATCTTCAATAATCTTTTTCTTTTTTCTTACAGGAGTTTCATCTTTTTCATCTTCTTCATCTTCCTCTTCTTTTACTTTAACAGTCTTTTTCTTTCTCCTTACAGGTGTTTCATCTTTTTCATCTTCATCTATATCCTGTAATTCTCCTGCATCCTCTTCATCTTCTGTTTCAAAGAATTTTGCTTGAAGAGTATCATACGATAAAACACGTAATACACTATCAAGATCAGGAATTAATTCAATTATATCATCTTCAATTTCATCCCTTTCATTGAATGTAATACTTCTGACTTCTGGAAATGAATTAGTTCCAAACTTTTTCCATTTTAATTTAAGAGTAGCAGTTTTACCACTTTCCATATCAGCAAAGTCGTCATTCTCAGGATTAGTTTCTAATTCTTCATTAAGTTCATCCTGAAATAAATAATCTGACATATCCCAAATAGTAGGGATTTCTTTAAATTTAGGTATTCCAATAGGAATAACTACATAAAGACTTCTATCTTTAGCAGCAATTTCTTTTAAATCTTCCCAATCAGCACCTTCTTTAAGTCGTTTTTCCCGATATTCACATATAGGACATTTTTTACCTACTGATTTTAAACATACTACAGTATCACTATCAGATCCTACACTTCTATGGGTTTTAAATGGTCGTCTAAACCACATTGAACCTTCAACAGCATCACCAAATTGTTCATCACGATCTGGATGTTTTTTATCAGTTACAGTATATAGAAGAAAATCTAAATCAACACGCTTGGTATTTTCTTCAAATTTCAAAATTGGAACTCCTTTTGGAAGATCCAGATATCCAAATCCTTTTTTTGCTTCTTTTTGGCGTTCTCTATTTCTTCTCATGGAAGCACCAAAGTTACTTTTTTTCTTGCTCATTGTTTTTATTTTTAGATTTAATAATAGTTTTAAAATAGTTGTCTAAAGTATACAACCAGCCATACATTTGAAGTATACTAAAGATATATATAAAGACGCAGGCTACTATAAATAATATAAAGTACTTAACTATGTAATAGAGCATCATATATTAATTAGTTCGATTAATGCTCTTTCCTATTCCTCTATTTACTTTTTCTTGTCTTTTTACTTTCTGTCGTTTTTTATCAACTTCAGAATTTAAGTCTCTAGGAACTTTAGGACCTGCAAAGTATTGTTGACCATGAAGTTTAACTAAGTTTTCCAATGCCATTTTTCTGGTAAAACCAATTTCATTTTTTGCAATTTCTGCTATATCAAGTTCAAATTGTGCTTTTATCCATTCTTCTTTTGCTATTTTATGTCGCTTATGATTTCTGTAATAAGCTTCAATATCTGCAGCATTTGGTTTAGCTTTATCACAAGTTCCTTCAGGATCAGCATTAGCTTTAGCAATTAACTCAGCTCTTACTACTTTTATACGTTCTTGAGATTGTAGTAATTCTTGTTTCTTTTGAGCAAAATACTTACCATATCGCATAGCAAGACTTGCTTGTTCCAACCACTCAATATCAAGAGCAGTGTCGTCTATTATAATATCTACTTCATAATCCATAATTTTTATTTTTTATTAGTGATTGAATAACATGCATAAACTATATATGGAAATCCAATATCGTAAGTAGGATCCCAAAATTCTTCAATAATCATTGCAGCTCTATCATTTTGTGATTTTAATAATATTGCTTGACAATATCCTAAAACTACTCTTCTGATACTTTCCGGTTGCTCAGTTTTAAGACCTGCTAATATTACTTTTATTTCAGTCCAGGATCCTCCTTTTATTAAAACTCTACAAAGATCAATAATTTGGTTTTGAGTAGCTTCTGCTCTTTTACTTATTTCTAATCTTTGATCTTCATCAGCATTTAATACCTGCTCAAGAATAACAATAGCATTTCTTGGATGACCTTGACTAGTTTCAATTATCTGATTAAGAATTTCTTTATCTAATTTTTCACCTTCTTTTCTAGCAATACCACGTAATAAAGAAAACATTTGAGATTCTTCTAATGGATTGACTTGAAATTGACTACATCTACCTTTAATAGTAGCTAATAGTTTTTGAGGATCTGTTGTACATAAAATAAAATAAACATGTTTAGGAGGATCTTCCAGAATCTTTAGTAAAGCATTTTGAGCATCATTTGTAAGTTTATGACACTCATCAATCAACCAAACTCTATTGGTTCCTTCCATGGCCATAAAATTACTATTTTTACGAACTTCTCGTATAGTATCAATTCCTCTGAAATCAGCTGAATCTACTTCTTTGAAATCAGATCCTACACATCCTAATTCCTTTGCAATAATTCTACCAATTGTAGTTTTACCACATCCAGTTGCTCCATGTAGTAAAAAGGAATGTGGACAACTATCAATGTCAGATAACATAGATTGTAAAGTAGTAACAGTATCTATATTTCCTTTTATTTCAGAAAGGTCTTTAGGTCGGTATTTATTATACAGGCTCATAGTATAATTATAATTTTTACACTTGGTAAACTATCTATTTTACCATTTTGTATTGTAGTATCAATAAAATCTACTTTCATATCATTTATATATAATCCTGTAGTTTTTTGTAAATCTATTAAGATTTTTTCAATTTTTCCTTCAGCATCCCTTTTCAAAGTCTTTGCTATTGATATATTACCTATCATAATATTTTATTTTTTTTAGTTCTTTAATATTAACATCAGATTGAATTACTGAATAAGTTGATTGTGACCTTTTGTGAGTAGGTCGTACTCCATCAGTAGTAGTTCCTTTATTTGGAATTAGTATGATTATTACAAACCATAAACCTAGTAACCATCCCATAATCTTAATTTATTAATTATATTATTATACATTTTCTTTATATTTTTTCTTTTCTGCCCAACTACCATCTATTGGACATATCTCTACATCTACATCAAGTGGGACATTAATCCAATCCCATTCATTTGGTAGATCCCTCATTGTTATTTTTTTAGCTACTCGTATTACTTTTTTTAACTCAGGAGGATGCACGTCTAGAATAATACTATCATGTATTTGTCCGATAATATGACTGTCCCATTTCCTATTTAATATGACTTTATCTAATTGTATAAAAGACCATAAATTACAATGGAAAGCAGCTCCTTGTACTGGATAATTAATAGCATCATTCTTTCCCATTACCCCTTTGCAATCAAAGCCTGTTAACATAGATATGTAGCCATACTTTTGATAGATAGTCCACCAGCGCTCTTTCCATGCTGCATAATCATTAAATCTATTTGTCCAAAAATCATGTTCAATTGCTTTGATATGTTCTATAAATTTTTTAATGGAAGAAATTCCTTTACTAATAAGATGATCAGATAAATGTTTTCCTTCAAATTTAATACCTTGTCCTTCTTTCCATTTTCCATTAGGTAATTTTCCCCAATTACATGCTAAACTCATTGCACAATTTTTAAAATAATCTCCATAGAATTCTGGAAAGACAAAACCATTTTTAGTAGCATATCGTAATACCTGATGATCTGGATCATCTTTTATGTATTTATCAAGTAAGAATATTTGCTTTGTCATATCAGCATGCATGTCTGATGCAGGGTTATGGAGATATTTAAGCATTGTCGGATCTTTGTGATAAGCTGCAGCAATTCTAACTTCTAATCCGGAAAAGTCAATTTCTACTAATTGATGTCCTGGTCGTGGATAAAGTGCTTTTCTACAGATTTGCATTATTTCTTCATCCCTATTAGGAATGTTTTGAAAATTAGGACTATCAGAACTAGACCTATAAGTACGTGGTAAATGCAAATTAAAGAAAGGATGCACTCTTCCATTTACTTGTTCTCTTTCAAATCCTAATAGGACATCAAGCGGTTTTTTATATCGCGTTTTTTCATAGAGTAGATCCAATTCAGGGATATTTAATTTCTTTAATGCTTCTTCATCCGTTGATCCTTTGCCGGTACTCGTCATTTTTGCTGGCTTTATTCTCTTTACATTATAAAGGTAATAAGCGAGCTGGACATTAGAGTTGATATTAACCTTACCTTTCTTTGACCTTTGCCATTCTTTAAAGAAATCAGAATCTTTAAACTTCTTCTCAAATCTTTCCATTTTTCTAGTAATATGTCCAATCTTATTTTCGACATATTCAGTATCAAGATAGAAACCATGTTGCTCCGCGCGGGCAAAAGCTAATGCTCCTTCATGCATTAAATTATATGCTTTTAATATTTGTGGATTTAGCTTCATACTTTAAAATGGTAAATGATAATAATTCATTAATGTCATTTGTAACATTGCTAATCGGTATTCATAAATGGTATCAAAACCACAATAATATAATAGTTTTTTCTTACCTTCAGGAGTTTCTATTAATTCTTCAATTCTATTAATAGCATTCTCTCCGTACTTTACTTTGTCACCTGCTTTAATATATACATCTACTTCACTTGAATAATCAATAATACCAAATTGGACATAAGTTTGGAATTTTAAACCAGTGATACCTTGTCTATTATCAAGAACATGAGTTGCTTGCATTGTATCCCAAATCCAACTAATTACAGGTTGTCTTAATTTAATGACACTCCATAATTCTTCAAATTTCATATTCTGAGCAATTTTATCTACATTAGGATTAGCTAACAAATTAATTAAAGGTTTTCTAGCTTTTCTGCTTTTAGGCAACATAAATACATAAGCATGATTCGTAGAATCTGCTATTCCTACACAAACTATTCTATGTCCAATAGCATGTGGTTTTATTCCTGTTGTTTCATAATCAAGTACTATAGTTCTACTTGTTAATGAATCTAATTTATATAATTCATCTTCCTTTAAGATTTCAATATTTGGTTTTATATGTTTCTGAAACGGTTCTTTTAATTTTTCAATAGCAGCTTTTAAATCTTGTTTCCAAATTACTTTTGCTACTTCTCCTTTATTAAGATCATCAGGATGAAACATAGGACATAACCATGCTTGATAATCTTGATCAGGTATTGTCCATCCTCTCCATTTAGTAAGGTTACCAAAATCTTTTTTCCAACGATGTCCAATTAATGAAAATAAAGCAGAATGTCCTAATACTAATATTACTTTAGGTTTATGTTTAGTGATTGTTTTAATTAATGATTTACGACAACATTCTACTTCATAAGGAACTGGAGTACGGTCATCATTATCACTATCAAGAACTCTACATCGGACAGCATAAGTATTAAGACAATCTTCAAATATATCTATACCTAATTTTTGAAGTTCTTTTTGTAAATATCTTCCAGCTCTATCTTGCCATGGTTTATTGTTACGATCATCAAGTGCTCCTGGTGCTTGTCCTATTATTAGTATTTCCTTTTTGAAATTACCATAAGGTTCTACTTTAGGATTTTTAGAATCTTTATGTAAACCACAAGCTATGCAAGAATATTTCTTACCGTCAGGTCTAGAAAGCGATTGAGTTTGTTTACTCGTAAAAAATCCTTCGTTCATATTTATTCTTTAACTCTTAACATTGCTATATATTGCCAACCTTCTCCTTCAAACTTTAAAACAGAACAATCATCATTAATCTGACATTCTCTAGTTTCACTTAATATAGATTTTAATAAATACGGAGTAATTGAAAATTTAATTGGGTCTCCTTTATGTTTCATATTTATTGTCTCTTCAAACCATGCTGAATCACTTTTAGCAGTCATTTTTAACTTCCTATCTTCGATTGATACGTCTACGCTTTCATCAAGCGATCTATCTTTTTTAGAGAATACCATTGTTCTATCCAGGACTTCTAATGTAGTATTAGGTAAGATCAGTCGTACTCCTTTTACTTTTAAAAGATTAAGGGTATTAGGATATTCATCATCTAATATTCTACAAGATATGATTGTTTGATAATCATTTTGAAAATGTACCCAACCTTTACCTTTTGCAATTTTTGTAGGTTCAATTTTAACAACATCAATAGCTGATGCTGCAGGTAATAGAAATGTATTTAATGGCATTTCTTCTCCTAAATAACAATTAGCAATTTTATAACTATCACTACCTTCTATTATCCCTTCTTTTGTTATATGAACACAAGTTAAAATAGGTTCCGTCATGTTAGTACCACATGCTCCTATTGCCATTTCTAAGAATCTATTAAAATTGTTAGGTAAATCTTTCCACTTTCCTTTTTTTGCAATATCATCATCTAAAGGTAACATAATTTCAGAATGAAGTGTAAGTCCTGCTTTAGCTCGTCCAGTAGATAATACAATTTGATTATCTTTCAATTTCAAATCAATATCATCTTTCTTAATCTTACCAAGAAATTTGTATAAAGTATCTGCTTGTACTGCTCCAGTTAAGTCCAGACCGTCAATAGGATGAGAGATACTAATTTCATCATTATAAGTCACAACTCTATCACTCATAAAAGCAAATGATGTGGCTTGTTCAATAATTTCCTTGTTAGCTAATCCTGGCTTAACTATTTCCAAGGCTTGTAGCAGTTGAGTTTTGTTGATTTCCATTACATATAATATTAAAGGTTATTTTTCTAAATGGTATGGTTGATACATATATATCGTAAAAACTAAATAATATAGTTTTTGTAAGTTTCAAATTACTTGGAGGATCCACTGATGCTAGATAAATCTTCACGACTAATTTCGAGTATTTCTGATTTATAAATAAGTACTAAATAATGATAACTAAAAAGTCTTTTCCAAGAATGAAATTTGGTATAAAGTTCTCGTTCTCTACCAATGACATTCATTACTGTCATCCCACCTGCTAAATATAATTTCATCTTATCTGTTTAGTGGTTAATCTTCTGTTTGGTTCTCTTGTTGTAGGGATTTGAGCCACATTGCCCCAGCTTTCCAATCGCTATTATAGTGCATCCCTTTCTTGTATCTGTCAAGATTTC